GCTTTGTGTCAGAGGTATTATGAATATGGTACAAGAAATTTTTATGGTAGCACTGATTCCCCAGGAAACATAGTATCAGAAGAAACTTTTAAAGTTGTAAAAAGAGCAACACCTACTATGGTATATGGTACATGGTCATATTCAAGAAGTGGGGGATCAGGTACTGGCTCTCTAATTAATTATCAAACAAATATAAATAAATGGTCAGGTTATATAGGAACTGGTTCTGGCTTTGCAGCAGCCTTTTCTGGTGGGGCTTGGACTGCAGATTCGGAGCTATAATTATGAAATATAAATTAACAAAAAATATAGATGGAACTATAAGCACAACACAAGTGCTACAAATAAGTAGTGGGGCATTTATCCCTTTTGATTCAGACAACAAAGACTACCAAGCATACCTAGAATGGTTAGCAGAAGGTAACCAACCAGAAGAAGCTGATGAAACCTAATCCAGAAGAAACTAAAGCAAGCGATGAAGGAAGGCTTACAAGAGTGGTTAGATAAAAAGTTTATGGAGTTTGGGAAATGGAGTCTTAAAGGTATTACAGCAATGGCTCTCGTTGGGCTAGTTTATCTTTGGGCATCATCACATGGATGGATAATCAAATGATGTATTTATTATGGTTTATAGGTGGTGCAATCACTTGGGAATTTTATGGTAGAGATTTATGTATCTCACTAAAGGAGAAGGTATGCAGTATATTAAAAAAATTACGCTAGTAGCATTACTCTTTATAAGCACTATAGTCTTTGCAGAGCAATATCAAGTTTATTATTTGAATCCCAATACAAGGATAGTGCTAGCTAAAACTCCATGTGATAATAATGAGAGGGGCTTTAGAGCAGCAGCACAGAATACTAACCACTCTTTCGTTAAAGGATGTTGGACAGTAACACCTGACAACATGATACACATTAAGTGGAAGGATGGAGACTTTAGTGTCTTTGGTTCTGATATGTTTAGAGAGGTGATGGAGGCTGAAATATAAATGTTTGGCATTTCAACCTTTTCACAGAGTCCATACTCTACACTAGGCACTATAGTAAAAACAGGTGCTGCACAGATAGAGGGTATAGGAACTGTTACAGCTAGTGCATTAAGAGAAAGAACTTCTGCTGCATCTATCAGTGCAACTGCAACACTAACAGCAGATGGATTAAGAATAAGACTTGGTGATGCAAGTGTTAGTGGTGTAGCCACTGTATCTGCATTAGGTGGTTTCTTAAAAACTGCAACAGGTTCTATTACGGGATCTGCTACTGTAACTGCTAATGGTATTTATGTCGCATTTGGTAGTGGTGATATTAGTGGTCGTGCAACATTAACAGTTGCTCTATCTGGCTCTATTATTTATGCTGATGCAAGTATTAGTGGTGTTGCTACATTAACTGCTGATGGTTTAAGAATAAGATTTGGTGATGCGAGTATATCAGGAACAGCAACAGTATCTGCATTAGGTGGATTAGTTGCTGTAGGAAGTGCAAGTGCAGAAGGTGTTGCTACATTAGAAATACTTTCAACAGTAGTGAGACACGCTAATGCTTCTATAAATGGTGTAGGAACAGTAACAGCAATAGGATATTTACTTGGTGAAGAATGGACAGATGTACCAGTAGAAACAAACACATGGTCAGCAGTATCAGCAGGTAGTGATGTATGGACAGATTCAACAGTAGGAACTAACGATTGGAAACGACAAGGATAAAACATGGCAAAAACTAAAGTATCAGAATGGGATAGTGTTGCAGCTAATAACACTGACATTAACTCTATTAACATAAATGAGGGGTGTCCCCCCAGTACAATCAATAACGCAATTAGAGAGTTGATGAAAGAAATTAAAGATTGGCAAGACGGCTCTAGTGGAGATGGTTGGACTAGCTCTGGCACAATCACATCTTCAGGTGTTTTTAATGTAACAGGTTCATTTACTGTTGATGCAGCTACTGGAACAGCAGGGCAAGTTTTAACCTCTTCAGGTTCAGCAGTGACTCCTACTTGGACATCTTTAGGCACTATGTCTGCACAAAACTCTAGTGCTGTAGCTATTACAGGAGGTGCAATTGCAACTACGGGTGCTTTAAATGTAACTGGTTCATTAACAATGGATGGAGCAACTGGTAGTTCAGGGCAAGTAATAACATCAGCAGGTTCGTCAGCAACCCCTACTTGGACATCTATTGTTTCATTTACTACTGGGATGATTATATTGTGGTCAGGTTCTACAGGTTCTATTCCTAGCGGTTGGGCATTATGTAATGGTTCATCAGGAACTCCTGATTTAAGAGATAAATTTGTAGTTGGAGCAGGAAACACTTATGCAGTAGATGCTACTGGTGGTAGTGCAGATGCTACATTAGTATCTCACAACCACACAGCATCTACCTCAACTACTGGAGCACACAGTCATTCAGGCACAACAAATACTGTAGGTGACCATGTACATTCAGCTAATAGGTATACTACTTCTTTATATGGTGCTCCATTAGGTGCTGGAGAGGGAAACGCATATAGTGGTGCAACTTTCAATACAAATGGAGCAGGGGCACACGCACACACAGTATCTATTTCTAGCAGTGGTACTCACAACCATACTGTAGCAGTTGCTTCTAGTGGTACTTCAGCAACAAATGCTAACTTACCTCCTTACTATGCTCTTGCATACATAATGAAACTATAATATGACAATACAAAGATTACAATTTACAGATTGGTTACCAGACCAACCAGCAAATGCAGGTAGTTTAAATGATGCTAAAAATGTATATCCTTTAGGCATTGGTTATGGTGCTTTTCCTAGCTCGGTAGATTTTTCTAACGCTGCCAGTGAAAATCTTAACAGTGTTTTTGTAGCAAAATTTGGTGCTGTAGTAGAAGTATTTGCAGGCAGTGCTACAAAGTTATATAAACTTAATATTGGCACTTTAGCATTAGCAGATGTATCCAAAGTAGGTGGTTACACAGGAAATGGTACATGGAAATTTGAACAATTTGGAAATATAGTATTAGCTTGTAACGATACGCAAAAAATACAAGCATGGACTATCGGTGTTTCTTCTGCCTTTGCAGATGTTGCAGCAGCAGCTCCTGTAGCTAAAGACATTGCTGTTGTTCGTGACTTTGTATTTGCAGGTAACATTGGTACAGGCACAAATCCAGATAAAGTTCAATGGTCTGATATTAATGATGAAACAGATTGGACTTCTGGAGCTACAAGCCAAAGTGACTTTCAAATAATTCCTGATGGTGGTAATGTTCAAGCAATAACAGGTGGAGAATTTGGGGTTATACTACTAGAAAAATCTGTGGTTAGAGCTTCATATGTTGGTTCGCCATTGTTCTTTCAATTTGATACCATCTCTAGTGGATTAGGTTGTTTAGAGGGTAACTCTGTTGCTAGATATGGAAATATTACTTTCTTTTTATCAGATGATGGATGGTATTCTACAGATGGTCAAACAGTAACAAACATAGGATTAGAAAAAGTAGATAGATGGTTTTTAAGCACAGTAGATTTAACAAATATTAACACAATGAGTGCTGCTGTAGACCCTGTTAAAAACCTAGTGGTTTGGAACTATGCAGATGTAGATGGTAACAGAAGAATCCTTATTTATAATTGGCAGTTACAAAAATGGTCAAGAGCTGAAACAACATCTGATGTCGTAGGTACTATTGCTACATTAGGTGAGACATTAGAAAGTTTAGGCTCAAGTTTAGGTTATACAGATATAGATACTATGCCAGCATCACTAGACTCACGATTATTTATTGGTGGTAAGTTTTTATTTGCAGGTACTAAAGATGACAAAATTGTTACTTTTACAGGGGAATCTATAACACCACAACTTATTACAACAGATGTAGAGATTGGCTATAACTCTGTAGCAACACTAGCAAGACCACAAATAGATAATGGCACAGCACAAGTAGCTGTAGCTAGTCGCAGAGAGCTAGATGATAACATTGAGTTTAGTTCATTTGTTCCTGCAACATCAGAGGGTAGATGTAATTTAAGAAGTGCAGGTAGGTATCATAGGTTTAATGTTCAGCCAACAGGAAGTTGGACAACAGCTATGGCAGTAGATGTAGACTTAAAACCACAAGGTAATAGATAATGCCTAGAATGTATCGTACACTTCCCTATCAAGGTGGTGACCCTAGAGCAGTTGCAGAAGTAGTTAATAACGCTATGAATGGTAAAACTAATAATAGTGGTACTTTTACTTTAGCAACATCATCTACAGAAACTACAGTTAATAATGAAAGAGCAGGTTTTGATTCAGTTATCGTATTGTCATCAAGAACTGCAAATGCAGCAGCAGAGTCAGACCATACATATATTAAAACAAAAGCCAAAGGTAGTTTTATTATAGGGCATAGAAATACATCTCATACTGATGTAACATATGATTATAT